ATTTAGCGCATTCGTTTCAAAGAAACTTGGCATTACGCTTGCTTTCGTCTCATTCAATTCAGGCGCTTTTCCATGGAAGAATAGGCTATCGCTTTGACGAAGCCAGAAGTCTTTGTCCAAGTATTTGTTGGACGACTTGCCTAGCTTGTCGTAAATCCACAATGCAGTCATCTTGCGGAGCTTGTTCAGGCTTTCGCCATACTTTTCTCCTGCTTCTTTGCAGATTTCCGTATGACAGAAAGCGTGACAAATCTCATCTCTTGAAATGTCGGACGCAACAGTTCGCAGCCCTTTGTCACCATTGAAACGGAAGAATGGCAGGATCGTGAAGAACAAACTGCGCTCAAGAACGGCCACCTTGGCAATGGGGTGGGCAGGATGATCAATCCATGCTTGACGAATCTTCATCGCCTCTGCTTCAGCTTTCTCGTCCACGCCATGCGCAGCGGCCACGTAATTCAACGCAATGTCATGGCGCTCCTCGTCGAGAATGTTGCTCTCAATGCTTTCAATAAGGCCAAGCGTGCTCGGCAGATCGCGGTTGAGTCCTTCCAAGAGCATGTCCTTCACGGGAAGCTCTAGGTGGCGGATTGCAAGGGCACGGAAGATGGTTTCTTCAGAGCCAGGTACAAGATTGCCTTTAGTAACGGGCACGGCCTGCCAAGGGCGCTTGCGGGCAACAGCAGAGAAGTAGTCAAGAACGGCCATCGTTGATCAATGCGAGGAAAAGAAAAGACAGAAAACAAAGGGCCGATAGATCGGCCCCGTAGTCGTTGAGAAAGTGGTGGGAGATCATTCGGCGCAGGCCGCGCAGAAGCCTCCGTCAATCGAGCAAGATGCTTGCTCCTCTTCACTGTCCAAGCTAAAGAACTCGGCCAGACTCTCTTCCAAGTCTACCCCAACATCATCCTTGGCTTGCGTGCCACTTTGCACTTGCAAGGCGTAGTAGAGAGAAGTTTGAGGACTTTCTAGCCATTCGCGCAGGAAGTCTTCGTCGCAAACCACCATGTCAGACCACCAGTTAAGGGAGTAGCCGTGCAGGAGGCCAGTGCGCTCCATGAGTCGCATGATGCCATCTGCTACTTTGCGGAACGCTTCCCAGCCCACTTCCTCGGCAATTTCTACTGGCCCATATTCAAACCGCTCCACGCCCATTGTCTCACTATCCCTATCGACAATGCGGGCAATGGGAGGGGCGATTTCAGGGGCAGTGGTAAAGCCGCGAGAGTCAAGGTAGCGATAGGAGCAAGAAGCAGTGGGAGCAATGGCAAAGGCTCGTTCCATGTTGTACGAGCGTGCTACTTCCGCAGCAGCATCAATTGCATAGTCAAAGGCGCTTACGGCATCGCCAGCCTTTGTCTCATACCAATAGTCCCATTGCTCCGTGCCAAGCGTGTAGCTCTCTAGGGCGTTACCAAAATCTTCGTAAGAAATGCCGTGAATGGAGAGGAAGTTGGCAAGGCCAAGAATACCTAGGCCCACCTGTCTGTCCTCTTCAGGCGGGAGATATTCACTGGTGCGACCCACTCCAGTACGAGCGTGAAGCTCGCAAAGTTCTTTCATGCCAGCACTAAAGGCTTTCTCTAAATCATCAATGCCACATGCACCTGCGTTAATATGTTCAAGGAGGCAGGTTCCCCGAGACGGCATAGCCACCTCAAGGCAAACTTGGAAGAAAACTCTACTCCCAAAACGATCATACTTCTTTTTGACAAGCCACACGTCCCCATTGGAGATCGCTTGGATTAGTTTAGTTCTAAACTCAGAGGTGGTGTGCTCAAAGAAGTGTTCGTCTACGTTGATTGCTCGCTTCGCCCATTGAAGCTCTTGTCGTGTCATGGAAATAAATTCCATAGCATCGGGATGGTCGTAGTCAAGATGAAGCACTACAGCCCCATTCTTAAACTTGCCACCGCGACGAAGAATCTCATTGAGCGTTGAATAGATTTTACCAAAAGAGCAGGGTCCTGAAGCAGTGAGTCCTTTGCCATTCTGTTCACCTCGCGGACGCAAGTTAGACAAATGCACTGCCACGCCAGCGCCATTACGAAGACCATGGGAAGTGAATCGCCAAGATGCTTCAATGCCATCACGGCCTTCCATTGAATCTTCAACGACAATTACTGCACAGCTAACCGGCAAGCGCCCCTCAGGGTCTTCCATCCAGCTTTCCACTCGTCCAGTGCGGGCAATCTTGTCGCAACGTGCCTTGTCCTTTAGCGCCATAGACGAAAAAGCCCGCGCAAGCGGGCGAGAATCAACAGAGGCAGACTAGCGCAGGACAGGGCTTCTTAACGGCTTAATCGCATAAGCCTTCATGATCTTCGACAGAGCAGCGGTCTTTCGCAAACAGGATGGCATCGTTGCGACTGCGGAAGTAGTACGGGCGTCCTTCCCAGGCAATGAACCATTGAAAACCAGGCCGACTGGCGCAAGGCCACACCTTGATCGCAGACACCATGAATGGCGCGGGAAGGTCATCAAACATGCCCATAAAAGAAGCCCCTAGTCAGTTAAGGCTAGGGGCAATGGGAAAAGCGTGGTGTTCAGAATGAACTATTTGCGTCTAAGACGATGGGGAGAGCAAGTGCCGCCGTAGCCGGAGCCGTAGACGTAGCCGGAGCCGGAGCCGTAGCCGGAGCCGGAGCCGTAGCCGGAGCCGGAGCCGGAGCCGGAGCCGGAGCCGGAGCCGTAGACGTAGCCGGAGCCGGAGCCGGAGCCGGAGCCGGAGCCGGAGCCGGAGCCGTCGCCTACGGGACGAAATATAGCGGTCATCACAGCCCCCAGTTGTCGCTTACCGGCACGCAAAAAATCTCTGCGCCTTCGGGCATGTCCACATCCGCCATTGGGCGAATGTCGGCGTTGCTGGGGTTTTCAATGACCTTGGCAAAGCCGCAGCTTTCCCAACGAAACACCCATACAGCACGACTGATCCTGATGCGGCCATTCTCACGGGTGATGTCACCAGCAAAAATCCAACCACGATCAACAACAATTACAGCGCGGTTGCCATTGGGTTTGGCTGCAGGAATAGAATCGGCCCTGACGTATTCCACGCCATTAACAGAGATGGAGGACAGTTCAGCGGAAGTCATGAGAAAAGAGCGATGGGGAATGAGGCAAGACAAGAATAGAGCAGGCTTGTTGCCTTGTCAAGCATCTACAGGAGGAAGGTAATGAGCAAATGCCGTTACCAGTGCTTCCTTGCCAATGCCGTCTTCTTTGCTTAGCCAATGATAAATGGCGCCAAACACTTTGTCTGCCGCTCTTTCTACTTCGCCATACTCGCTTTCACTGAAAAGCTCAAGGATGGCGCACACCTCGTCATAGGCGGTTTCAGGGGATAGGGACTGCTTGGCTTGTTCGGCTTCCTCTTTCGCCAGGAGGTAGCCAAAGGCTGCAGCGACACGCTTAGTTGCGCACAGCTCAAAAGCCTCAAACCTATCTACTAGCTGCTTGAACTCTGGCAACGTGGCATTTTCCACGGCAAGACTAATTAGGCGTGTTTGATGAAAGGGATGATCAGTCATTGGCTTCTTGTTGCGGCACCGGCAGGGCGTGGTGGGGGCGCCAGTGGGTCCAGTTGGTGCATTGCTCAGGGTTGTCAAGGACCCAACCGGGCTCCACGTCAACGCTCGTCAGCCAGCACCTCCCCTCCGCATCGCAATCCCCCGGCCCCGGCAACCGCTTAGTCACGGGCACCGGCTCGGACTGGGCCAAGGCAGCACGGGTGCGGTCCAGCAGCCAATCGGGGCCAGGATCACATTTAGGCCAAAGACCTTCGTTTGCTGCTATCTCTCCTGCTTGTTCTCCGAACAGTAGCAATTCAGCGCAAAGCGCTTTCCAGCCAGGAGCAAGATGATCAGTCATTGTTCTTCTCGTAGTAGTCAGCAGTATCTACCCAGCTTTGCAGAAGGGCTTTGTCGGAAGACGAAAGCTTCTCCGCCCCTCGCTGGCGGTCATACCAGTATTCGTGTCCCTGCTCAGTAAATACCCAAGCAAAAGCTTCGTCAAGTATTTCAACTTCGCCTCCAATCACTTTTATTGCGTCAGCTTTGGTGAAGTCAATGCTTTTCAAGAACTTTTTAGTTACTACAGGCTGAACAGCCTCTGTCTTTGCCGCTCTATCAGCAAGCAGCCTTTCCACTGCCTGGACAATCAGAGGCCACTCTTCAATGTCAATGGGAAGTTCGGTGTCAATTTCTTCGGCTCGTAGCAAGATACATTCATCTTCTCCTCCTTCGTCTTCAATGGTGACGCGGGTGGAATAGGAGGTTTCGACGCTAGGTACGGTTTCGTAGCCAAGGTTGCGAAGCGTGTAAGGCATGGTTGAGCCTTGAGAAACCTGCCTAGCATAAGCATCTACCTGCCTTCGTCAATCAGTCTCAACTGTCGCTTTGAGACTCAACACGACAGCGCTCCCTTGGCCGCGCCAGTAGTCACCAATCCGGCCAGGAGCCATCAAGGTCTAGCTCTTCCATGGAAGTGCGTAGGACTGTGGCAGCATGGCCAGTCTTGCCCGTGAGCGTAGGCGCGTAGCTGCCTTTCACGGAAGGCTGGAGCAGGGCCTTGAGCTTGCGGACTAGCTGGTTGTGCGTGCGCTTCTTGGCAATGGTGACAGACCACACGGCTTCAAAGCGAAGCAAGGTGCGGGAAGGCTCAGAGCGTACATTCATGGGGCTACGGGCGAAGAGAGCGAACGCTTTTGCGAGAGCGAGGGCTTTTGCCTTGCAATCGCTCATAGCCGTCAAAAGTCAGCCCATAGTAACCCCTCTTGGGTTTCGACAGCCAGCCTTCTCTGAATAGACGATGCAATGAATTGTAAATGGTTTGCTTCTGCACGAAAGTACATGCCTTAATAAGAGTGGCAGGAGTGACGCCACCACGATCTTTGCGAGCCGCAATTGCTTGCAAGATCCAATCATCCACCTTTGGCAGGCGCTGTTTCTTCACTGGCCCGCTCTGCTCTTCGTCTGTCGGCCGCCAGAGAAGCCTTCCACTGATAGTGCCAATTGTTTCCTTGGCAAGCTCCGTGTCGCAGGGCGCCTCTTCTCGCAAGTAGGCCATGAGCAATGGTGTGGCGTGGTACCAGCCAGTAACGCCAGCTTCTGCCTCCTTAAATCGCTTGCGAAGCACTTTCCACTCTCCATCCACTGGTCGGAAGGCTTTGAGCATCACCAAGCGATGGGGGGAGTGCCAGAGGTGGCCTGCAAGGCTGTGCCAGAAGTCCAGACCTTCTGAGTTGCCCATGAAAACGTGGTTTTTGTCGTTTTTCCAGGCGCAAAAGTAAATCCAGCCATTGATCACGGTCCTTGAGCGATTCATGGTCAAAAGAAAACCCAGTGCCCACCTTAGCTCATCGTCGCTGGCCTTGCCATTGCCTCCACTTACTCGTTTTTTCGTTACAATAGCGTTATGCGCAGCGTGTGTCTACGAGCAGTTGACGTGCCAACGCGCAGTGGTGCGAGCTGAACTGAGCGGTTACGAGCAGTTCAGAAGCCTCCGCGAGCCGCTACGAGCGGGAGCCCCAAGCGTTCCTGACCAAGCGGCTCTGCTCAACAACCCTCTTTGCATAGTTTCTACTGTGAAAGCGGAAGGTCACAACGCGCAAGAGCACCAAGCGTTCCTGCACAAGTGACCTTCCTTATGATTCTTTCCTAAGAAACCTTCGCCAGGAGCCCGTTCGAGCAGAGCCTCAAGCGTTTCGTTCAGAGGGCTCCCTCTCCCACTAACCATCAGCAATCTTCTTTCTTCTGGCGTGAGCGTTGAGTCTATGGGGAAGGTGTGCTTGCGTGGGGTTGGATAAACAAAAGAGTTCAATACTATACAAAGAAGAAGAAGACAGCACCGTACTGACCAACGCTCTTGGGGAGCTACCCGCTCAAACGGTGCTTCCTGCGCGAGAGAACAATGGGAAAGAAAAGGCGGCAAGACATCCCTAATTCCAGAACAAAGCCTTTTCTTAAAGCGTCTATACAACGTATCTACACAATAACTATCAGGAAAACAACTAACTGGTAATTATCAGGAATGCAACTAAAAGAAGCAATCGGCCTTTTGAACAATCGCTAGTGCTACTTCTCGTTCGGCCTGCTGCGAACAATCTCAATGCGCTCACTCCGGCTTGTAACTGGCTAGATCGTTTGACCAGCACGCGCTGGCTTTTGCTCGCTATCATGGCGCTTGCCACCATGAACCAGTTGTGCTTGTTGAAGCCATAGGAACCAAGAAGTGCTCTAAATGTGGGGAAATTAAGCTATTAAGCGACTTCGATAAACACAAGCACCAGAAAGATGGATTGTGTACTTATTGCAAAAAATGCCGCCAATTAAAAGATGAAGAATACTACAAAAACAATAGAGACAAGGCATCGCAACGAAAGAAAGAATACTATCAAAGCAATAGGGACAGGGTATTACAACACCTCAGAAAATACCGTCGAAATAATCGAGAAAGCATATCGCAGTACCACAAGGAATACCGTCAAAAGAATCCAGACAAATTAAGAGCAAAAAGTGCTCGCAGAAGGGCAACTAAACGCAATGCCACCCCGCCATGGGCAGATCAAGCGGCCATCAATGCAATCTACGCAGAAGCGCTATGGCTTCAAGACTTCACTGGCGAACTTTGCCACGTTGATCACATCGTTCCATTGAAAAGCGATTTCGTCTGCGGCCTGCACGTACCAGTCAACTTACAAACACTTCCAGGCGTGGAGAACCTTTCTAAAAGCAACCGCTCATGGCCCGGACAGCTTCCCTGTCAAACCAGGCGAGGCATTAATCATCAATGGTGGAAAGAGCTTTACGCTCAGACCATTGCCTTGGAAGCATAGACCTCCTGCTACGAACAATCTTATGACCTCACTCCAGCTCGCTCATTAAAGATCGTTCGGTCAGTCGCAACTAGCTTCTGACGGAGTATTGGCACAACGGGCAATACTAGGCAAGTATTGGCCTTTCCCCATTGACAAACAATAAAGCATTGTGGGGATGAAAAATGAAAACTCGATGAAAACTACGAGCCACTTGGCAGGGGATACCCCCACCCACCATCATCACACTATCCCGTTACTGCGCTACAACACTACCGTTATATGCGCATACAACGCTACCGTGATACAACCATATAACACTATCGTTATGCTGCTGTCAACCGTATAACAGTATCGTTATGTAATGGTAAGGTTAACCCATTCTTAACCATATAACGCTATCGTTATGCCGGAAAGCGTGGATTTTCCCTCTCCCACATTAAAAGGCCCCCCTAGCCTGGAAGCTAAGGGAGCAACTGTAGCAGTGGCCGGACTCTAAAGGACTGGCAAACCTAGGCGCGTTAGGTGGCTCCTGGCAGGTCGGATTCTATGAAGCTTGACAAGGCCACAATGTAGCGTAGCAGTGTGGTTGTGCCCCTTCCATTGTCGAGAATAGGCTAGAGAGAATTGGGCAAAACATAGCGCTAGTCTCGCCCGGTGATGCCATGGGAGGATGATCATACCGTAACCACGTCTTCGGCGTATACACTATCAATGCGGTTATTACAATGGTCGCAATACAGGCTAGGGTCTTCATAATTCACATCTAGGGCAGCAATCGCCCACCCATCGGAACCGTAAGTAAATCCGATAGATTTGTGCTCACTTGCGCAGCACTTATGACATAAGCAACCACCATCGGTGGTAATTGCAAACATAGGGTAGCCTCCTGGCCATGCGTAAGGGCTGGCGACTAGCTGATCTCGCAATTTGCGAGACTGTAGTTGGATGCTTCGGAGCCGAGAATAATCCATGACTAGCAAGGGTTCAGTCTCAGTGAATGGGGGAAATGAACACGATTGAAGAATGCCCATAGGGCCGTAGCTCGATTGTCTCGCCTAGGTCGTTTCTGCGGCATCTAGTGCCCGATAGGCCGATGGCCCGCTTTGCCTTGCGCACTAGGGCTAGATCACTGGCACCATCAGGCAGTTCGACAACTGCCCTGGTGCACCACGAATAGTTAGCCTCACCACCAAAAGTGTCAGTATGCTCCACCGAATACTTCCGCCATGGCGTAAGTAATGTGACTTCTACGCAGTCGCAAGCTAAAACGCCATACGGGCTGGCGTCGTGATGATGACAAAAACTAGGCTCACAATCATCAGGCAGCCAGACAGTAGCCGCGCCTATCTCATTAGCGCAGAATCGCTGATAGGCACGATAATCCGTAGGGTCATTGTAGTAATCGAAGCTAGTTTCGTCGCCATTGATAATTGCGCTAAGCCAATGGGCGGGGATTAAAGGTGTAGACTCAGTAAAGTTCATTGTTCGGAAATTAAGAGAGCGGATTGTAGCAATTCAATAAAGGAGGCGTCTTCATAATCGCCATTAGAATCAACAGTGATAAGCCATCGGCGCAAGTGTTCCTCTATCGCAGAGTTTTGGGCATCTAGCAGACGAGACTTAAAATCAAACATTAGACGCGGTGTGATAGTTGTATAAATAAATCACGCCATCATCACCTAGATAGGCGCCGTCTTCTATGTGTGGTTGTTCCTTTGCATACTGCCTGGCTAGGGTGCCAATTTTATATTCAGCAGATTCAGAACGGAAGTGATCATTAAAGCCGACTCCATGGCCTAATCTGACGCACAAATAAACCAACTCTATCCTACCTGGCCATAAATCATCTAGGCTCAAAGCCCCTAGGTTTGCTTTCACTATGGCAGCCTCTAATCTGTCTGCCCACTGATAAAATTCATCCGTAAGCCTGTTCAAGTGGGGGGCATAGAAGCTTGGCGCCGTGGCATTGTCGCCGCACTCTTCCTCGCATAGATAAAGAATACTTGTTGCTAGTTCAATTTTTCTGGGATTCATGGGAGATAATTAGAAGGGGTTAGTCCAGTTGAATGCTTGCGAATCGCTTACTAGGCCCGACTTGTTCAAAGTATCCACGTAGTCATTAAAAGCCTCTCTTTTAGCAATAACATCCCCTCTCCATTGAGGGGCATTCTCTAAGTGTTCCCTCCACGACTCGCGGAAGTCTGCTAACACTTGAGCTTTAGTTAGTCTTTTCATGATGGGAGGTCAGATGGGATAAGTGACAGCGATCTAGCAACAGGCAAGCGCCACACTCGAATAACACTGGTCAATAGGGAACCCGCGACCGGCCAAGTCCGATTCGCGGTAATAATACAACGCGCAACCCCTAGGGTCGGCTTGGTGATAGATTAGCCCGCCGCACTTAGCGGCCAATTCTGCCGCCTCCCTGAGCAATTTTGCCTGTTGGTTAGGGATGATGCCACCCTTGAGAGTGCAACTGCCGTAACGGTCGGGATAGTAGCGGCGGGGGATCGTGCATTCTGCGTCATCCCATTGGATGGCGCCGTTGCATTCATCCTCTGCCCACTTATGCAGACGGCGCTGAATTGCGCACAAACGATTGAAAACGGAAGCCCGTAAATCTTTGTTTGTTGCCATGGGATTGTAGAGAGAAGACGGAAAAGAGGAAAAGAGATCAGGCCAGGCAAACTCTCACACGATGCCTGGAGATGCCTAATTGAGAAGCTATAGCACGTTGTGACAGGCCAGCGCGGTTAAGACAGCGAACTTTTAACGCTTGCCGCTTGTCGGCTCCCATGGTGGCCAGGTCGATAACAGCGACAACTAGCAGCAAGGGAATTAGGCAGTAAAAAAGAAAACAGGACATAGGGAAGTTGCAAAGGGCGCTCCGTCTCCGAAGCCCCCTAACAATAAGCGCAAAGAATCGTCAAGCCAGGCCAGTCTGTCGCATTGTTGCAACTCTTCACAATCCGCCAGGCCAGAATAGTTGAGAATGATTCTCGTTATCAATAACCGCTAAATTGAGAATAATTCCCATTGTCATTCTGCCTAGCCTAGTTGAGAATGACTATCATTAACAACTGGCTGTTTGCGCCTGCTTGAATGATAATGATTCCCATTATTAGACCATAAAAGTGAGAATGATTCCCATAGTCAGCCCGTAACGGTGAGAATGATTCTCGTTATTAGGCCAGGAAACCAAGACATGGGCCAATTGAGAATGAGAAGCAATAGCAGTAGGAATGAGAACGATTCTCATTTTAAGCATAGATATAAGGCCGCCTATATTACCGTCTTTCGCTTAGTCCCCTTATACCGCATCTTGATTTGTTTCAAAATTTTTCCCTCGCCCTATTACCGCTTGCTAGTTAGTCCTCAACACGTTTCAACTACTTCCCATCGAGGCCCATATTCCTCCAACCATTGCTTCTGCTCTGTTTCCGTCTCTGGCCAGTCCTCAGGCTCTGCGAGCACCACGGCAGTACACAATGCTGGAGCCCACTGCGCAGGCTCCCAGCGGCTTTCAGGAAGCAAGCAGCGCATGTCATCAACAACAGCCTCAACGCGCACAGTTCCCCTGTCGGTATCACCTTGCCAGCGTTCAATGAAGAGAACTGTCATGATCAGGCCCTCTTGAACTTAGACAGGCACAGTTGCCACAATCCTTCGCTCATGCTGCCAAGGCGATAGAGCCTGTAAGCCCGTGGCGCATAAAACCAGCCGCCTTCGCCATCAGGCTCTGGCTCTCCTTCATCCTGCCAAATGCCTTTACATTCTCCATTGTCGTCAAACAAGCCGATTTGATACTCACCATCGGCCATACATTGACGAATGTGGCGAATTGCATCAGTGAGAGAATTAGCCTGATACATGCCTTGTGTGGGCGGAAAGTAGGGGCCGTTGCTGTCGCAACTGCGAACTGTTGCCATGGTTCAGAGGAATCGAGAAGTGGTAGAAAGAACAGCGCCAGACAGGGTAATGAGCTGCTTATGGTCTGGAGTGAGGTGGAAGATAGCTTCTTGGTTGTACATACGAGCCAGAAAAAGAGCCTTCTCTAAAGACAAACCACTAATGCCCCATCCTTGCTCTTCCCATTGTCCATCTCGAGAGCAGCCTGTGGTTTCAATGAGGGAAACATCGCTGCGTAGCTCGCCAATAGCACGAAGAAGGCGGAAGTGTCTGTCTTTATTGATTACAGGAGGCAGCACTGTTCCAAACGGGTTGAATGCAGTGATGATAAACAGAGGAGGGTCGATGGGAAGGGGAATAGCATCAGGCCCTGTGAGAAACACAGAGCCATGCTTGATTGTCGCGGAAGAATAGGCAATCCAACGGGCCTCTTCTGTTTGTCTCACCAGTCTCTCACTTGCACAGGCATGAGTAGTAGTTGCACCTCGGTATCTTCCAAGGAAGCGGTAAAGAGCATTGCAGAAGTGGGCGATGCAAGGTGCATCTTGATGTTGCCAGTCTCGGAAAACTTGGCCACCACTTCAGAAATGATTTTCATATAAGAGGCGTTGAATGCAACAGGCTTGCCAGGCTTGTTGCTCATTTGCTCTTCACTGGGGAAAATTTGCTCAATCTGCGGGAATTGATAAGGCAATAATTGGCAAGGGCGGGCCTCAAGCATGTTGAGTTCTTCCTTTTTACCGCCATAGAACCTCACCTCTCCTTCTGCACTGTTAATGATGACTTTGCGGGCGTAAGCCACTTTCTTCTTGAAAGCAGACAAAGGCACCAGCAGTTCATCATTGTCCATAGAACAATGCTGCCCCTTTTCGACATAGGCACGAAAAGCATAGTGACCGTTGGTTGCTGCCACCCTGATGGTGGTGCCGCAGTTCAGAAGGTGGATGCCCTGCAGGGCTTCCTTGCATTCATCTTTGGAAGCGAATTGAGCAGCGGCTTCAAGAATGTAGGCCGGAAGTTCAGTAGTGATCATGGGAAGCTATGAGGAGGGAATGATGAGCAACGATTAAGCGCCAATGCTTTCGGCGAACTCCTCAATACTGTCTTGCGTCATCAGCAGTTCAGGGAGAAAACAGCCGGAGCGGTCAAGGTCGTTTTGCAGGAGGCGGGAATCAATGGACCAGCCTGCCTGACGGATGGCATCAATTCGCTGCTGGAGTGAGGAGCGAAGGGCGGAAGCGTTGATCATGGCTGAAAAGAGGAGTGAGGCTCTCGCCTCTTGGAACTAACAATAGAACGAAAAGGGGCCGTTGCCAGCCCCTTCCATTGATGATCTTTGCTTATCAAGCCGCCAGGGCCAGGGCATGGGCCTTGGTGATGGTGGCAGCTCCAGTGCCCCACCATTGACTCTCCAAGCGCCGCCTGGCGGTTTCCAGGTCGTTGCCACGGCCTGCTTCATGCGTCACCCACTCCGTCACGGCGTTGTAGGCGCCCCAGTAGGTGCCCTCCACGCCTTTGATGTTGAAGCCGATGCCATCACCACTGAACTTATTGGCGATGGTGTCCCACTGGGGCAAATCAGCCAGTACCTTCGGGCGAGCCGTGGCCTTGTCGCCTCGCTTATTATTCACCACTCCAGCAAGCTGCTCGCTGAACACATCGCGACAGTATTGAGCAAATTGAGCAGAGGTGCAGGGCTTTGCGGCCATTGCTTCCAGCTCTGCCAGACCAGCAGTGAACTGTTGCCGCTTGATGTCGATGATCTCCGGCAGGCGATCAATCATGGCGTTGCAGTTCATCGTATGACGGATGCTGATGCGCTTGCCCTTGGCAGCAGCACCAGTGCGGTCGGCATGGCCGAGGGCCTGACTCAGAGTGTTGGCACACACCACGCGCACGGGCGTGAAGAGGGTTTGGAAAGCAAGGGAACCGTCGTGGCTAGTGGCGCCCACAAGGTACTGGCAGATTTCATCGCCTTTCACCACTTCACCTTCCGCTCCATTGATGCGAGCCGTGAAAGTGACTTTGCGGCCTTCGTCAAGCACGCACACTGCACTGATTTCTGCATCTTCGTGGAGAGCTTCAGACAGTTTGATCAGTTGCTCGTTTTGAACAATGGTATAAGAGTCCTTTTGGACGCTCAGCACTTTGCCATTGTCCCCGCGAGTGATGGCTTGATAGCCCTTGATGGGCTGACCAGTGGGATCGAGAATGGGAGTGGAAACGATCTCCCAGTCGGCTTGGCCGAGGGCGAAGGCTTCGCGGGCAGGCATGGTGCCGTCTACTACGTGGCCGAGGCCGTGCCAAGCGGCCTTGCCGTGGAAGAAAGCGCCGGAAGAGAATTGGTGAGCCATGGGAAGGAAAAGAGGAAAGGAAAGAGCGGGGTCGAGCCGCTTGAGAGAAAAGTTAGCCCTTATGTCGAGAAAAGTCAAACGGAACAAGGGCCGCTTAACAGGCTGTCACATTTGGTCGCAAATGCCCATGAGCACCTCGCCCACGTATTTGATGGTCTGCTCCAGGCCAGCGAAAGCAGCAATGCGCTCGTCGCGGGCTCTGTAGTAGGCATCAGGCCCTTGCGGGTAGAAATCCCTCCCGTTACAGGCTGTAGAAGCAAACGCTTCGCGGGCCTTAAGGAGGGCGTCGTAGGCCGCTGCGTATTCGTCGCGCAGCGTGGTGCGCCCTGTGCCGTTGAGATGGAGAGTGGGAATAGTGGTCATGGCTGGTGGTGAAGGGGAGACTCTCGCCTCGTTTCCCAACAATACAGCACTTCCTCCCCACCATCGCCTCTTGTCACAAGCGTTCACAAAACAGGCTTCCACGGTGGAGGCTCCAGCCCATCCACCACGGCAATGCGCCTGCGGTTGACAGCTCCAATGCGCAGAAGCGACCGCGCCTGGCGTTCTAGCGCTTGCCTGTCCGGTCCTGAGTCAAGCAGCTCCCAGTGAGCAGCGGGATCAGGCAAGAGCCTGCTCAGCCACAAGCTATGACCCAACGGGCGCTCAACGATGGCCACGGGCCTGCTCCTGGGCGACGGTGGCTGGAAGGTGCGTTAAACGGCAGTATTTTTGCGGATGGAGCTTTATGCAGGCTGCGTAGTCTGTTCGCCTATCTTCTGCAACAGGCGAATAGACGACAATAGCAATGGCTGCCAGCCAAGGAGCGATGGCAGCAGCAATAGTGAGAAAGCGAAGGGGGTGCATGGACTTGAGGGCGAAGGTGAGTGAACAAAATCAGACCAAGGATTCGCGCAACGCTTTCACCCAGGCCGTTTGCTCAGCAGCCCGTTTCACTTCCTTTGCATAGTGCTCTCTGTGGTAAGAAAGAGCACCCTCGCAACCTTTGATTTTCTGCTGTAGCCATTCTTCTCCAGACAGTCGCTCACAAGGCTTGCTGCAATGCTCTGTTGAGCAGTCAAAACGGATGCTTTCTGTGATTTGCTCACGCATAAACTTCTTAAGCTCATGGTGATCGTCTGTGGGCGGATTCCATCGCTCCACTTGGTTAAGCATGTCTTCATAAGAAGCCCGCAATGCAAGTGCCTTTTGCAGACGCTCCAATCGGCTTACTTCAGCCTGTTCCCATTCTTGATTGGCTGCACGGGTGCAGTCTGCTGCAGACATCTTGGAAAGGCGTTCCAGTTCAGTCCTGGTGCGGTCAATGGCCTTAAGGTGATAGTCGCTGGGCTCAAAGGCATCAGGAATTTGCTCACCACCGCCGGGCTCATCCCTCAAGGTGATGCAGGCGCCAAAAGCGCGAGCGCAATCAAGGGCGAACTGCTGAAAGGTGATTCTTTTTGCAATAGGGGCAGTGTATCCAGAAGGCATGGCGTGATAGAGGGATCAACAGGGCCACAATAGCCTTACGAGCCTGGCCTGTCCAGCTCTGTGACAATGCTTCACAAGCCTGTGTCCTGCGCTACAGTTGCGCCAAGGCAAGAAAAAGCGCCCCTTGCGGAGCGCCTTGAACTGTTCTCTCCCCTATCTTGCCTGCCCCATTGCCCCTTGTGAAGCCTTTGTCAGCAAAGGCGGATAGGCACTTACGCCTAGGGCTTCAGGCTTGCAACGGAGAATTGCGGCAGCCTGCCCATACGCAAGCGACTAGGACTGACAAATTGCTGCGAGCCAGTCTTGAGGTTTTTGATCTTGACCAGTTCTGTTTGCACCTTACTGCCCACTACGACGTAGCTTCCTCGCCAGCCAAACAGGGCATCGTTCAAATCAACAACTGCTCCTGGCGCCCATTGCTGCAGCATTTTCTGACGATTATGGTTCAGCTTTAATTATAGCTGGCTCCTAAGCGCAATAAAAAAGGCGCCAATGGCGCCCTCTTGTGTTCCTCACACCATCAGACTCTACACCAGCCGGTAGCACACCCTAGCAATGCCTTGAGACGGGCTTGCAATGCGACTGAATGCACCAGCACTCAGGTCGAGAATGCGCCCACCGGCATAAGGCCCGCGATCAGTCACAACCACTTGTATGCTCCGGC